AATACACCCCCATCTCGATCTCGCCCGAGCAGGCGCAGTTTTTGCAGACACGCAAGTTCCAGATCAACGAGATCGCACGCATCTTCCGCGTCCCTCCGCACATGGTGGGGGACCTGGAGAAGTCCTCGTTCAGCAACATCGAGCAGCAGTCCCTGGAGTTCGTCAAATACACCCTCGACCCGTGGGTGATCCGCTGGGAGCAGGCGCTTTCGCGTGCGCTGTTGGCATCTGATGAGAAGCAGACGCACTTCTTCCGCTTCAACGTCGAGGGGCTGTTGCGTGGTGATTACCAGAGCCGCATGGGCGGGTATGCCACCGCACGCCAGAACGGATGGATGAGCGCCAACGATATCCGAACGCTGGAGGACATGGATCTCATAGGCGACGAGGACGGAGGAAACCTCTACCTCATCAACGGAAACATGCTCCCCCTCTCGCGGGCAGGGGCATTCGCAGACAAGGTTACGGACACACCCCAGGAGGAGAGTAATGAAGAACAAGAAGTTCTGGCAATGGAAAAACCAGAGCGAAGACGAAGGCAGAGCGAGAATCCTTGAGCTTTCGGGCACGATCGCCGAGGAGAGCTGGTTCGATGATGATGTCACCCCCGAGCAGTTCAAGGATGAGCTGTTCGCCGACAACGGCGAGGTGACCATCTGGATCAACAGCCCCGGTGGGGATTGCATCGCAGCGAGTCGCATCTACGCGATGCTCATGGATTATCCGGGAGCAATCACGGTGAAGATCGACGGGATCGCAGCGAGCGCAGCTTCGGTCATCGCGATGGCGGGCACGAGGGTGCTCATGGCGCCCACTGCCTTGATGATGATCCACAATCCCATGACGCTCGCCTATGGCAACCATCAGGACATGCAAAAGGCCATCGGCATGCTGGATGAGGTGAAGGAAAGCATCGTCAACGCCTACGAGATCAAGACGACCCTCACCCGGGCGAAGATCAGCCACCTGATGGACAACGAGACGTGGATGAACGCGAAGAAGGCCATCGAGCTGGGCTTCGCCGATGCGATCCTCGAGGACGCGAAGAAAGCGTCCAATGAGGCCTCGTATGCGTTCTCGATGCGCACCTCGCAGCTCTCACTGATGAACAAGATCACCGAAACATATGCAATCGCAGAAGACCAGGAGCCACCTGAGGAAGGCACAACCGGGCTTAACGAGCTCGAGAAACGACTGAATCTCATCAAACCCCAATAGGAGAAGACACAATGGGAAAGATCAACGACATGCGTGCACAGCGCGCGAAGACCTGGGAACAGGCGAAGGCATTTCTTGATGCGAAGCGCAACGACAAGGGCATCCTGAGCGCCGAGGACACCACAACCTACGAACGGATGGAGGCTGAGATTGTGGATTTGGGCCACGAGATTGAGCGCCAGGAGCGCATCGAGGCGTTCGAGCGCGAGCTGAACGCACACGTGGGCTCTCCAATCACCAGCCGCCCCGATGGAGCACAGAAGGCTGAGAAGAAAGCAGGACGTGCTTCGGACGAGTATCGAAAGGCATTCTGGAACCACCTCAGACGCCGCGAGAACGCACCAGAACTGCGTAACGCATTGCAGGTGGGAACCGACACCGAAGGCGGCTACCTGGTGCCCGACGAATTCGAACACACCCTCGTGACAGCGTTGGAGGAGGAGAACCTGTTCCGCTCAATTGCCAGGATCATCCAGACTGCCAGCGGAGACCGAAAGATTCCCATTTCCGCATCCAAGGGCGAGGCGGCATGGATCGACGAGGAGGGAACCTATCCGGAGAGCGACGACAGCTTCGGGCAGGTGACCATCAGCGCCTACAAGCTGGGTACGATCATCAAGGTATCCGAGGAGCTGATCAACGACAGCGTGTTCGACATCGAGTCCTACATCGCCACCGAGTTCGCCCGCCGCATCGGAGCCAAGGAAGAGGCAGCGTTCTTCACCGGGGACGGATCGGGCAAGCCGCTGGGTATCCTCGCGGCCACCGGAGGGGCGCAGATCGGCGTCAACGCGGCATCCGCAACCGCCCTGAATGCCGATGAGGTCATCGACCTGTACTATGCACTGCGATCTCCGTATCGCAAGAACGCGGTGTGGGTGACCAACGATGCCACTGTCAAGGCGCTTCGCAAACTCAAGGACGGCAACGGACAGTACATCTGGCAGCCTTCGCTGACTGCAGGCACTCCCGACACCATCCTCTCCCGCCCGGTGAATACCTCGGCCTACATGCCCGAGATCGCAGCAGGGGCGAAGACGCTGGCCTTCGGGGACTTCTCGTACTACTGGATCGCCGACCGCCAGGGACGTACCTTCAAGCGCCTGGGCGAACTGTTCGCCCCGACCGGACAGGTTGGCTTCCTCGGGTCCCAACGTGTGGATGGGCGACTGATCCTTGGCGAGGCCGTCAAGGTCCTGCAGCAGAAGGCCTAAGGGAGGTAATTGATGTCATATAACACCAAGAACTACCGCGAGCAGGGCGGTGAAAAGACGGTCATCGGCGGCGAGGTTATCCTCGCTGCGAATGCGAAGGTAACCATCGATCCTGCGGCGGTCATCGAAGGGCTGCCCGGTGGAAACTTCACTCCCGCCTCAAGCCAAGCAAATAGCACGGCTACTACCATCGAGGATCTCGTGGTGGATTTCAATGCACTGCTGGCCGCCCTCAAGAGTGCGGGCCTGATGGCCAGCTGACAGTAAACGGATTCCAAGGATTTTTGGGGGCATCCCGGTGAAAGCTGGGGTGTCCATCACCTTGATGATGGAGGAAGCGCATGATCGCCAGCATCGCCATGTTCAACACCTACAGCGGCAACTATGAGGACTCTCCCGAGGCCGTAGAGCTCAAGGGCGCTTTCCTCTGTACTGCCGAGGATATCGTGACCTCGTACCTGGGCTTCGATCCTAAGCAGCAGGAGTATACCGATGTGGTCGCTTCGGGCTCGGGCTCTCGTCGCCTGTACCTACCCTGTCGCAATGTCCAGTCGGTCGAGTCCCTTATCATGGGGATGACGCCTATAGACACCACGCTGGTGGCACCGTGCGACGACCATATCCGTTTTGTGGATCACACCACCAAGTTCCCCATCGGTGAGGACAATATCGTGGTGAGCTTCACAGCGGGATGGGAAATCGAGCAGATGCCTTCGGTGATCGTGGTCTCGATCCTGCGTATCGCCACGCTCATGCTTAGCGAGACCGGGGGCAACATCGGCCTGACAGGCAAGAGCTTTGCCGACAACAGCCGCACGTTCGTCAATTACAGCAACTACCGCAAGTACCTGCAGCCGCTGGACAGCTTGCGCATCCTGGGGTTTTGACATGGCCGGCAGACGAAAACGATACAGAACCGAAAGCGTATCGGTCGAGACTGAACTGAATGAGGCTCTCTCATTTCTTGAGGGATTGGAAGCACAGCGACACAAGGCGATGCGGCGCATCCTGGGAGGTATTGGCACGGCTGCCCGGAGCCAGGTACGCAAGGCTTATAAATCACACGGGCTCTCCAAGGGAAGTGGAGCACTGTACAAGAGCATCAGCCGCCGCGTGATCCGTAGTGGCAAGGCCGTCATCGTCGAGGCGAAGGCTTCGTCACAAGAGACCAAGGTCTTCTACGGCTACGCGCTGGCCAAGGGAGCTCGGATCACCGCCAAGGAGGGAGGGTATCTGACCTTCCAGAAAGACGGCAAGTGGATACGCGTGCATTCGGTGAAGCTTCCCGAGCGCGATTTCGTGGCCGCTCCGGTGAAGAAGTATCTGAGCTCTACCGCCTTCAAGACGAAACTGGATCAGCTGGTACAGAAGGAGGTGGCGCGCATCGAGAAGGAGAACAAACGATGATAACCGAGATGCAGGTGCTCGAAAGACTCAAGACAATGATTGCCTCTGATTTGATCGGTTTGCAGGAAAACGAAGAGGGAATTGCCATGGAGCACTTCGATGATAAAAACATAGAGATCGACTTTCCCGATGTGGACAGCATGCGACGTCCCACGATGCTCTACATCCAACCCGATTACGAGAACCTCGAGCCGCTGGGCATGCATAGCGACCTGGCCACCATGCGAGCAACCGTCTTTCTCATCTGCAAGGGGGCTCCCAATGCGATTCTGGTCAAGCGGGTATTCGCGCTCTACAGCGCCCTGTACCTCTTGGTACGTGGCGACCCCACCCTGTGTGGCTTCATCGAGGACGCACGCATCACCGACATGGACTACTACCCCGCCGTCACCGCT